GTTGATCATGTCAGCCTTGGTTTAAGCCGCATCACTCGTCAGTAGTCTGACACATGCGAACGGCCGGATGGCCGAGTTTGCGACCGGCTGGATAGCCGAGTTTGACTGCGAGTTGGTTACGCAGTAGGGAATTATGAGGAGTGCGTACTCCTTAGTATCACGTCTTCCCTCGTGACTCATCAGCGTTGGTCGCCTGATGTTTGAAAGGACCGATGATTGACCGGTTAATCTGGTTTATTAGATTGTTTGCAGGGAGAAAAGATTCTGGCAAGAATTCCCTAGAGCTATTAACATACGCGTTATTGGATTGTTGACGCCTTCCAGTACAGAGAAAAACGCGCTGTCGAGCATTGACGTATGTCTGTAGAACACCCACTTTTGTAAAAAGTTGAGACCCCCTGTAAGGCGCTATAGTGTGCAAGCTGGTCCGAGCCTCCAAAAGTTTGGTGTTCTTATGACGGATGCAAAAACAGTTCCGCACAAGGCCTGCTGCCCCAAGCCGCCTTGTGCCGATATGCCCGGTTTCAATCACCGAGTAGTGTAAATTAAGACAGAGACCAACGAAGTCTGAATAGGCCCCGCGATATACCACCCGGGAGACATGTGTTTTCACTCGAACACATGCGGAACGTTCTGTAAACAATTTTCTATGAATCAGCATATAGGCATGGAGTTGCCAACTGGTCAATCATCAACCCCGTGTAGGGCAATGTTATTTTAAACTCATTATTACTATTATTATAAGTAGGATGGAGTAGCAGTAATTTTCACAACCCCCAGAAACCAATGAAGTACGCCAAAAACGAACAACACCCCATTTCTGACAAAGGGACCAAAGAGAGTGAAACAAAACCCCCGTTCTTGGGCAAGGACGGGCAGGACCGGCAGCGCGACAAGCCGGTCGGGATCGACATACCGATCCAAACCTCTTTTAGAGAGGACAGCAGTACTCAGCCTGCTAGTTTGCCGTGGACCAGCAGTTGGCGGTCCGCGTTGAAGCAATACTGTTACCAAGCTTTAGAGCAGGTGTCAGTAGCTGCTTTGAGTATCAGCTATGAGCCAAGAGAGGTTCAGCCGATGGTGCCCTATGTGGAGGAGGTGACGAGACAGATCAACGGCAAGCGCGAAGATCTTGTTGCTTTTTATGCTTTGCATGGGCATCTGGCCTCAGGGCTGGTATCATCAG